ACCGTATGCGGAGTCGAGCATCGGCTTCACGTCTTCAAACAGTTTGGTTAACTGCTTGGTAAGTGGGTGGTTCTTGTTCGCCAGTGTCGCGCTAACTGCCGCGTGCGTAACTTCGTGCAGAAGAACATGAGGGTTCATGCCTGTTTCTGCGTCCAACTTGATAGTGTTGGTTTTAGGATCAAACAGACCTGCGACAGGCTTACCGTCTTCGCCTTTGAGGTTTTTAACGATTTCGATTTGAGTGCCACCTTGAGGACTATCGACCATATGCACCTGAGATGCGTCAAACGCGATATATTCATTCGCGTCTTCGTTCATGATACCGTCGTAGCCTTGACGTTTAAGTTCAGCGATACGCTCTTCAGATAGAGTGAAAGAGGAAGAACGCGCCTTACGCTGTTCTCTACGCACATCCTTTGCTGTCTTGCGGCCCAGCGCAACGTCGATTCTGTCTAATAACGAAGTATCACTTGTACCTTTAATGACGAGTGGTTTTTTGATGTCCACCATCACCTCGTACACGCGCCCTTTGGGTCCATCCATATACTGCTCAGCCAAGCTACGTTTGGGGCTGAAGTACAGTCCTTTGGTAACTTCCCCACCTTTGAACTCAGTAATGTCTGTTTTAGGACTACCGTGGTAAACGATGCCTTTTACTTTAGACCCCTGCGTTGCACGTTTTGCTTCCGCCAATCTCGCACGATCATTGGTTACTTCGGCTAGTTTCTTAGCCACTTGTGCTACACGGCTACTTGGTGACCATGACGCTAGATTTAGTAGTGCACCTCTTAGATCACCCTTGCCTAGCATAGTGCGTACAAACGGATGCAGCGGGATGTCGAGGCCGACTACTGCACTACGCTCCAGTTTCTTGGAGAACATCTTCGCCAGTTCGTCTAGGCTTGCTTGTACATCCTCGCGCATTTCGGCTTCGATCTGCGACTGAAGTTCTGCTTCGTTGGCGGCTAGTTTGGCCTCGCGCTCCCGAAACAACTCAACATAGTCAGTGTTCTCGATGCGGTTAAACTCACGCACCTCTTTCTTGAGTGTTTCTTCGATCCACTTGTTTGTCTTGTCGGATAGGTTGGCCTTCGCCCAATCAAGGGTACGCTGTGCAGGTTTCTGCCCCATACCGCCATAGAAGTTACGGTCTGCCTGAGATGCGTTAGCCTGCGGGCGATACTGTGGTGTTTGGTTTGCCACATCAAAGATAGCCAGATACAGGCCATCCATCGGACGTTTAACCTTACCCAAATAAGTTATGGCAGCATTGCCGACTTTATCGCGGGCCGTCGCACCGTTGGTAAGCAGGCTAAGAATCTTCAGACGATCATCCATTGTGGTGACATCCGCGCCAAGCGTGTCTGAGTAATCAGTGCTTAGTGTATTCGCAATGTCCTTCGTTTCAGAATCTAACTGTTCAAAACGTGTGTTAAGTTCTTTAGACGCATTATCCTCAACAGGTGCCCGGCGTTTAGGAGTCGTGGGCGCAGGTGCCGCTGCTCTGGTCCGCTTCAGCTTTGTTTTCTTGAGGTCTTTGGTGACTTTTGCCCCTGCTTCAGGGAATGTCGGCATCACTTTGCGCACTTCACTTTCTTGCTGGGACTCGGTAGCGGCGCGTCTCTTCTCGGCTTCGCGCACGACTTCTTGCGTGACTTCGGCACGTCCAGTGATCCGCTCTTCTAGCGGCTGTTTCAAACGCTGGCGATCAACGGGCGTCAAATCTAATGTAAGCTGCTCTCCTGCTGCTCGTCTAGGAGCTGCTCCAGTGCCGCCCCCAGTACGATCCACTCCTCTTCCTCTAGGTGTTGGAGCTGCTTCGGGAGTTCGTCCTCCTTCAGGTAGAGGCGCTCCGAAGTCCAAAGTCGGTGCAGTATCTTGAACGCCTGCTCCACTTGGTCTTTGCTCAGATGGTTTAGGCTGCGCATCTTTGCCTCCTTTCCGTCCACGAGGTTGAAACAATTCTAACTGTGCTTCTGGCACTCCTTCCAACTCTCGTGCAATGTTAAGTCGGGTCTGTTGTGCAACTTTTGTATTGTTTGCAAAGTCAACAAACTGCTTACGCACGTCGGGATCATTAAGGTCTTTACCCTCGGTGCGTTTACGAATGGGGGCTTTGGGTGCAATGCCAAGGCCGTCCAAATATTCTTTGGTGATAGGTTTTGGTGCTGGGGCTTCTTCTGTTAACTCATCAGTACGCTTACCCTTACGTCGGCCCATCCCCGGGAACGACTGTTGAGTGGGTTCGCGGTCAGGCTCAGCACGGCGTTCTGGAATACGCTGCTCCATTTCGGTAAGCTGCGTAGCCTCCGGTGCTGTCTCCATAACTTCAAGTGGTTCTTGTAGCTGTGGCTTCTTCGGTTCTTGTGGACGCACCCCCGCAAACGCATCGGCGGCACGTTTGATACGCGCTTTCTCACGAGGAGTTGGCATCGCACGTTCACCGCTTGCAATGTTGCGGCGGGCCAGTTCTTCGGAGAACCTACGTTCAAGATTAACGTAACTGCCTGTTGTAGGCTGGCCGATTACGTCTTCCAAAACGGCTACACGAGGTGCGTCTTTCTCTTCACGTCCTTCTTGTCTAGCAACGGCGGCTTCCGTTTCCCGTTCAGAATCCAAGCGCACCCGCTCGTTTTCGGCTGCTACATCTTCTTCCGCACGGATAAATGCTTCTATTTCAGCAAGCTCTGCGTCATCTACTTCTTTTTGAAATAGAGATTCGATCTCACGAGTTTCCGACTGGTCAATCGCGTCTTCGATAGTAAGCTGTTCTGGTGCTGCTTGAGGCTGCTCGGCTGCTAAGATTTCGTCGAATACTGCTTCTTCTGTGATTGAAGCAGGGGCAATACCGCGTGCGGTAAGGCGCTCTACGGCAGAGTTAATCTGATCTGCATTGAAGTCAGTAAGTGCTTCACCCGTGCCCGCTTCTACAGTTGGTGTGATAGGACGTGCAAACAACTCACCCTGCACTTGTCCTTCTTCTAGTTTTGGTAGGGCTTCTTCGGCGGTAACTTCACCAATCTCGGTAGGTTCGCCCGCAACAACTTCGGTAGTACCTCGTCCCGCACGGCCTTTAGTAAAGGTATCAACAACGGCTTGGAGGATTGCACCTGCACCGCCGCCAGCAATGGCCTCGTCAATTAAGCCAGCGTCAAGGAGTTCGCGCTCTGCATTGTAGCCACGCTCGTTAAGGTTTTGTAAGAATCCCGCTGCGGCTTCTTGCGCTGCTTCAACACCACCAGTTGTAAACGCACTACGGATACGGCTACCGCCTTCTTCGACAGCTTTACCGCCAATCTTCTGTGCAAGCTCAGTTACCCCCGGAATACGGAGGATTCGGCCTAGTGGTAGGATTTCAAGCGAACCAATAGCGGCACCACGACGTGTGGCGGCTGCGCGTTCTTCCTCAGTAGCACCTGCGGCACGAGCACGTTCACTTGCTTCACCAGCACCAGCACCGATGCCGATAGCTGCGGCACCACCAAGGCCAATACCTGCGGCAATAGGGGCCGATACAGGTGCGGTCGCGGCAAGTGCAGCGGGAGCCAAGGCACCCACAAGAGAGCCAAGTCCTGACGAGACAAGGTATGAAATAGAATCAGGGTCACCACCTTCGGGGCGCAGTACGTCTGCTACAGCTTTGATCCGCTCACGCGCAGCGAGTTCGTTGTCTTCTTCAAGCAAAGTAGCGGCACCCAAGGATGCCATCTCGCCTGTACCGACAAGACCAGATAAGAAACCTGTGCCTACGTTTTCAAAGAACCCTGCTTCTTCTTGGCGTTCTGGGCGTCCGTATCGTGCTTCTTGGTCGGTAAAGAACGATGATAAGTCCTCTCCACGAGGACGTGACTGCATTTCTCTAATGGCAGCGGCTAATCGTTGTGCAGCTTCTACGTCTCCTGCTGCGTGTGCATTTTTAAGGGCGGTCCCAAGCTGCTGAATTGTAGCCATTTACCACTCCTTAACTACCGTAGCGTTCTAGTAATGCCTGTGTCTCTGCATCCAAATTACCACCGTCAACACCTGCACTTGCGCCTGAAGGTCGGCTGTACGGCATATCGAGGCGTTCGTAGAGCATCTTTTCCACGTCAAACAGACCTGCACGGTTCATAATAATATTCGCAGTAAGAATAAGCTGATCTTGTTTACGCTGCGCTGCGGCAACATCCGCAGGGTCGCCGGAATCTTGTGCTTTACGCATTAGCCCCAGATACTCTACGTCATTCATAACGCGGTCCATGATCTCAGCCTGACGTGAAGTGTTACGTTCAAGCAAGGTCATCGTTGCCTGTTCATTGCCTTGCGCTTCGATGGCTAGTTTCAAGTCTCTATTCGCGTCAATCTCTGCTTGTTGGATTGTTGCGTTTAGATTCCCTTGCTCTGCACGAAGTTGTAAATCTGCTTGGCGATAGGCTTGGTTCATCTCGGCTTGAGTCATAGTAGCTGCGATTTGCGCTGCTTGACGTGCGTTAGCTGCGGCACGGTTAGCCGCTGCATCACCAGAACGCTGTGCCTGCCCTGCAATCGTCGTATCTACGTTAATCGCAGTTTCGTTAAGACCAATGATGTCTTGCAGACGTTGACGTGCATTGGTGTATTGCTTCTCTTTTTCTGCCGCCATGCCCGCAGAACCACCTGCCATGGTTGTGCCGAAGCTACCACCACCCGCAGTACCACGTAGGAACGCGGAGATTTGATCGTCACGTTCACGTTTGGGATCGGAGTAGCGTTGGTCAAACTCTTCAAGACGCCCAATAAGTTTGTCAAAGCGTTCTTGCTTCGCATCGCGCCCCATAAAGGCCGCTGCATCATCTCTTGCGCTAGTGAGTGCTCCACGTGCTCCACCTGCGTTTGCCCCGCCGATACCAAAGCGATTGAGGATACCATCCGCTCCACCGCCTTGTGCGTTTGGAGTTCTAATAGTTGGTGTAGATATTGTAGGTAGACCGCCGCCTTCAGTAGGAGTTTCGGTAGTAGTATCAGTAGTAGTTTCTACCGCTTCCATTTCTGTATTGGTTACGGGAACACCATCAGCTACACCGCCTTCAGTATCTACTACGGCTGTATCAGTTTCTACTCTTTGCTCTGTTACAGGGGGTGTTCCTTCTTGTGTGGCACCCAACGGTCCTGTAGTGCCGTCCTGCCCCGCTGCTTGGTCGGATAGAGTGGCTTCTAACTCGGCTGTTTGAATAGGGCGAGTTCTTGTACCACGACGGGTAAGCACTTGTTCGTAGCCTTCAGGAACCTCACCACCACCCATACGCGCCTGAAGCACGGCTCTGATCTCATCATCAGTCATGCTGGCACGAGCACGGCGACCCTGACCACCTTGACGACGGTAGGCTTCAATCATCTCTTGAGTTATGCCACCCCCTTCTTGGAACGCAACAATGCCGCCCGCTGCCATGCGAGCGATTTGAGGACGAACCTGTCCCGCTAGTGAGCCAAGACCACGTTGTACCTGCTGTACTTGTTGGGGGCTGGCTGCACCTTGTTTAGCTACCTGCTGCATATTCTTTTGCTGACGCTGCTGCGCCATCTGCATGATGCCTGCTTGCTGCTGCACCATATCTTGTTTGGTACGGTCGAGTAACTCCCGTTCCCGCTGTTGTTTAATAGTCTGCGGGTCTGACGCCATCTGCATCTGCATTTCTTTTGCAGCGGCATCCTTTTCGGACTTCAACTTTTGAAGCGCCAACAGGTCAATAAGCTGCTGGTTCTGCTGATACCGTTGTTGCAGGGCGGCAGGGTTACTACGATAAGCGTCTACTTTACGTTGAATTTCTTGATCTATAGCCATCTATTAACCCCTATGTGTTCGTACCACTGGTATCTGTAGTCGTAGCTGTTTTTTTATCGGGAGGTAGGAACACTTTAGACAACAGATCGTACACACCACCTGATCCCGACAAGAACTCGGACAACTGGCTAGGTGCAGCGTAACTATAAGATTGCGCTGCAATCGGCAGACCCTGAAGCAATGACTGCATGTACTGCACCTGCTTGTATGGGAAGTCCCGCTCTTCTTCAAACTGTAGGCGATCTGCTGTAATGCCTTCTTGCTCAATGCCACGCTCTATCTGACCCATCTCAGCTTGACGCTGTAGCCCAGCTAGTCCGTATGCACGGTTGGCATCTTGAGCGGCTTTCTGCGCTTGCTCTTCGGTGTTGAACTGCTGCATCGCTTTGTCGAACGCTGTAGCATAGCCCTGACCTGTGACGTTAGCCATGTTAGCTAACATGCCGCGTGTTAACTCAGCATCAGCCAATGCCTGACGTGAGCCACCGTAAGCTCCAGCACGGGTAAGGCGACCTGCCTGCTGTGTCCGACTGATTTCGGCTTGTCGCCGTAATTCATCAAGCTGTGGCTGCAACGCTGCGTTCACATACGGATTCATATACTGTTGCGCACTTTGGGATGTAAACGTCTGTGGTTGGTACCCCATCGTTTGCTCTGTAGTCGGCATAGCAAGGCTCGCAACACCCTGTATCGCTTGTTCTTGTAATCCAGAAGCCCCCGCTGTGAGTGGCCCTGTGTACGCATAATACGGTTCATTGGCTAGAGCAGCGCCCTTACCAAGCATCGTCGTTACATATGGACCAGCCCAATTAGAGAGCGAAGATTCAGTGCCCGTTTGTTGGCCTACTATGTCATCTGCCATGTCTCACCTCACGCTGGTAAAAATTTCTTAGAGTCAATCTCTTTGCCTTGTTTCTCTGATCCAGTACGAGCTTTACGAACTCGTGCCATCATACTTTCAAGGACTTTAGCACCTGCATCTGAGTTGCCATTACCAAGATGGCTTACAACATCAGCAGGGATTACAAACTCACCATCGCTAAGCGCGGCTGGCTGTCTTCCTTCAATTTCGGCGGGGACTTCATCAGCCATACCATCAGTATCCCCGTTTAGATACTTTCCCTTTTTCATCCCAATGGAGGCTAGTCCACCCTGTGCCATCTTTTCACGCACGGGGGCTGGAGGTCCACCGCGTGCTTCTCGGGCTAGGTTCTGAACATTCTGCTCCATAAGAGCCGCAACTTGTTCATCTTGGCGTCCCTGTGCGGCTTCCATATCCGCATCTTCCGCCACATACTCAACATCAGTAAAGTAACGACGCCCACCACTTCCGGGGCGGCGGTTAGGGTCATAAGCCATAGGCATCATGCGACCTGTTGGTTGCCGTGCATATAAAGCCTCAACTCCAGTAGGTGCTGGGGTGCCCATAGGGCGAATAGCACCGCCTTCCAACTCCGCACCGCGTGCAACGGGGGCTTGACGCCGCATTGCAGTTAATGCAGGAATACCACCTTGATACCCTGACGGGGGGATTTGCGCCTCACCAACACCTGATTTGTTTCCAAGGTAGCTAAGACCCATAGAACCAAGGCGTAATACACCTTCTGGGGTGGATAAATAGTCGAGCGCGTTGCTCCCAGCCGAACTTAATCCTTTGCCGAACGCGTCTAGGGTCTCATCTAGCCATGACATTATTTGCCTCCAATTATATTTAACAACTTATCAGTTGTATCCTCTACTTGTCCACCCTTTGCATACGGACTAGGGAATAAAGCCTGTTGTGAAGGGTTAGCAAATATGCTGCTAAAGTCGTAAAGATAGCGTAACTGTAGCGGATCGGGTGTTTTAACGGTAACTTGTTGCCCTGCGGCATCAGGAGCTTGTAATGCCATTTGCAGGAAGTTACGTGCGCCTTCGCGCATTGCTTCATCCTCGATATTAGTGACGATGTTTTGCTCCATTTGCTGAATAGTATCCAGTGTTTGGTCTTGGTTTTGTTCCATTTGCTGCGTCAGATCAGTCTGAACATCCTGCACGGTGCCATATACACCTGTCGGTGCAAACAGAGAAGTGTCAGCAATGTTTACCTGATCCCCTGCAAGTACCTGTTCCAGTAGTGTTTGGTCGTTGATGTCAACGATACCATCACCTGTAACGTCATACTGAGCAATTTGCTGTTCATTAAGCACTTGGTTTTGCGCAATAACGTCAGCAACAAAGTCGATGTCAGTCTGAGTAACGTCCTGTGCAGGCTTACCAACAAGATCAGCAACGCCTTGAATGTCTGCACCGAGAGACTCTTCGACTCCAGTAATCTGCTCACCGAGAGACTCTTCGACTCCAGTAATCTGCTCACCGAGAGACTCTTCGACTCCAGTAATCTGCTCACCAAGAGCGGTCTCAGTAGCGCCAAGTTGCTCAGTAAAGTTCGTTTCCAGAAGGTCAATCTGGTTGGTTAGGTTGGTTTCGGTCAGTCCAAGCTGGTCGAGGATGTCATCTTTAGCTACGCCAAGATCGGTAGAAAGCTCATCAATCGCACTGGATATAGCCTCGTCACGTTCTTGTCCCGCTGTTTCATACTTATCAATAAGCCCAAACAGTCCGGTAGCGTCGGTTGATTCGTCTTCATCTGTAAACGGATTATCAGATATAGCTGGTTGACCAAGAGTTAGTGCAATATCACTAACATCGCCTGCAACTTCACCGATCTCGCCAGAAAGTGCGGTTTCGGTTTCTTCCAACGCACCCGTAATATCTGTAACTGCAACGCCTAGATCAACTGCAATCTGCGCAATGGCTTCAGCGTTAGACAAGCCCTGCGCTTCAAGGCCCGCAATCTCTGCGTAAATACCTGTCGGTGCAGTTACAAGGTTGCCCTCTGCATCGTACTCGGCAGCGGTACCGACGTTACCAATGAGGTCTTGCAGAGAAAGTCCAAGGTTTTCAACAGCGTTGTCGATGTATCCGTAAAGACCAGTAGCATCTACATCATCAGTAGCAGGATTGCCCAAAATGTCTAGTATTTCGTTGGTGCTACTATCTAACGTAGCGTACAACCCAGTAGCTTCTGCATCGTCAGTAGCAGGGACACCAACGATACCGTTTACAACGTTCTCTACGTCTTCGGCGCTGATGTTTTCAAGCTCACCGATAGCTTCGGTAACAATGCTCGTTACATCTTCAGTGCTGATATTGTTCAGATCACCGATTGTTGCGTATAGCCCAGTCGCTTCTGCATCGTCAGTAGCAGGCGCACCAACAATTTCGTCAACAATCGTACCAACGTCTTCAGCGCTAATATTCTCAAGTTCACCGATAGCTTCGGTAACAATATTCTCAACGTCGTCTGTGCTTAGATCGTTAAGGTTATCAACGGTTTCGCCTATATCAGCTATGGTCGCGTAGATACCTGTAGCGGCGACTTCGTTGCCATCTGCGTCTACTGTGGTAGGGCTACCGACTACGGAGCCGATAGTAGCCTCAACCTCTTCGTTTGTTAGGCCAGCTTCTTTTAGTTCTTGGATAGCTGTGTCGATGTAACCATATAGACCTGTTGCTTCTACATCACCGCTTGCTACGGCACCAACTGCTTCGGTCAGATTATCTACTGTCTGGTCTATTGCGGCAACTTCTAAGCCAAGATCACCCAGTGCGTTAATCATGTCGGCTTTAACGACATCCAACGCATCTTGCATCTCGTCGGACATGCCCGCTTCCCCTGAGAAGTTCTCAAGGATATTCATGATTGAGTTGTACCGTGCAGTCGGTAGGTACTCTTCGGCACGCCCTGCAAGCTCTGCTTCAGCGTACTGACCTACAAGCTCTTGAATGTCGGCATCGGTAGGACGTGTAAGGCCGAGGGCTTCATAGGCAGCGGCAACTTCTTCTGCATCAACAACACGGGGATCAGTGTATTCTTGGATTGCGGTTTCTTGCTGCGATTCTCGAATCTGCCCTGTAAAACTAGCGACCTCTTGGTCAGTCGGAGTGTATCCAAAGCCCTCAAGTAAGGCTCGTGCTTCATCTGCATCGGTGTAAAGTGGGTCTACAAACTCTGCGATAGCCGCTTGTTGATCGGCTTCAGATGTTGCTCCTTCAAACTGCTGAATCTGCTCCCTAGTAGGAGTAAATCCAAGGTCATTGAAGAACTGCTTAGCCTCATCATATGTAGTAAACTGTGGGTCGAGTTCCGTGCGTAAGGCAGTGGTTGCATCCGCCTCGTTTGTTTGCTGCACATACTGCTGTGCTTGTTCTTCAGTAAGCGTAATACCTTCTTGTGCAGCGGCAGCAATAACTTCTTGAGTGTCGAAGTAACGCGTGTCGATATGACTCGCAATATTGGCTATAGTCTGAGACTCAGCGCCCGCACCAACAAACTCTTCCATTTCACTTTGACCAAACGTGTAGTCAGGGTTGGTTGATTGGAACGCAGATTGAACTTCTTGCGTGCTGGTGTAACCGCTATCGTTGATATTATTTAAGATGTTAGTCTGTGCAGTGCCAGTGATGCCCAGCTCGTTCAACGAGTTCGTTGCGTTCTGGATACCCTGCGTAGTATTCGGCGTACTTGTAATGATCGAGTTAACTTCAGGATTTAGGGAAGACACCAAGTTGGTGTACATGTCACCAGTCTGACTTACACCGTATGCGCCACCTGCAATCGGACCACCGATCAAGAAGCCCATAAACGCTGCACCCGCAACTTCACCAGACACGTTAATGCTTGGGTCTAGTTGTGCAAGGTGACCTTCGCGGTAAGCTGTTGCCCCGCCTTCTTCAATACCTTCGGTTACGCCTTCTTTGATGGTAATTTTTACACCGTTGCCGATGCGAGTACCAAGTTCATCAATACCGCGTGCGAGGAACCCACCAACTTCATCTCTACCAAGGATGGCTTTTTCAAGGGCTAGACCACCTGCACCAAGGGTTACAGCAGTCATAGTTGCCGCAACGGTGCCTGTCTCAACCGCCAGATTCAGCGCGTATTCTTGCGCTTCAGCGTCAGACATACCTGACCCAGTAGCTACTTCATAAGCACGATCATATGTTTCTGCTGCGGTACCACCAAAACTTTCAGCAATATCAGTCGCTGCCGCTGCACTTAGACCTGTCCTAGCCGCCATCCGTGCGGATAGGGTCTTACCCACAGCCATTGCTGCGCCTCTAGCACCAAGGGTAGCAACACCACCAACGGCAAGGGGCACAAGCTCCTGCATCGCCTCAACACCGATGTATTCGGCAATAAACGCGCTAGGCTGTTGGTAAATAGCGCCTGAAATGTTAGCGACTTTCTCAAACGCACGATCATACCATGGTGCATCAGCGGGTAACTCTGATGGGCGGTTCATCAGGTTGTTAAGTTCTTGTAGGTTTTCTTTATATTCTTCAGTGTTAGACGCTTCACCCAACTTAACAAGTTTGTCTGCGAACTGACCAAGCGCAGTTTCGGAAGGCACCACACCAGCAAGAGCAACGACACCGTTGAAGGCTTTAAGGATACCGCCACCTGCCTTCATGACGTTTGCGGCAGTGTTTACAAGAGCGTCATTACCAGTGCTTTCGGCAAGGTTAATGATGTTCGACACGAAGTTAATGGCGTTGTCTACACCACCAAGCTGCTCACCTGCCTTTTGAACCACTGCGTTGCCAGTAAGTGCGTCAGAAATTTGTTGGTCGGTAGCGTTACCTTGTACAAGACCGTTTATTGTGTCGCCAAAGGTTGCGGTGCTGTTGCCTTCGTAAATAGTGATGCGCAGCGGTGCTACGGTGTTGCCATCCATATCCTTTTGGGTAACCGCGTAGGGTCGGCCTTTGTCGTCGTAAGACGTTTCTACTGTAATACGTCCGTATTCTGGGTCGTATCTTTGCTCGGTAACGCGCACGTTACGCCATACACGGTTGCCGTCTTCGTCGTATTCAACAGAGGCTTTACCCGAAGCAACGTCTTGCCACGTAGTACCTGACGCAAGCCCTGCGGTGGAGTTTCCTTGATTATCTTGAGAATAAAGGGCCGTTTTTTCTGAGTCGAGTAGAGCCTCACCGTCCATGCCACCAGACGTATCAAACCCAAGTGCTTCCAAACGAGCACGGGTTTCAGCGTTAAGAGTAGCGTCCCGATAGGGGTTATTAGCATTACTTGCAAGGCCGGATTGCACTTGGTTCGCAAGGCTCTGCACTACAGAATCGTTGCTTAGCGCCGCTTCTAAGTCAGCAGGATTATCATAAGTTGTCGAAATCGCGTTGTAGACAGCTTGTAGCTGGTTGGCGGACAAACTACTCGGGTCAATACCTGCTTCGTTAAACACACGGTTCATCATCGCGGACGTGTTACGAGACTGCGCAGCGTTAAACTGCTCAAAGTTTGTATATACGCCCTCGTATTGACCGTTCTCTAGGAAGTGCTGGTACACATCCACGTCATTACCGAGGTTGTTCAACGCACGGTATTCGGCTTCGTTGAAGGCTGGGTCCATTGTTATGGTGACAGCTTTTAGTAACTCGTCGTTCAGCGGTTTGAGTTCATCATCCAAACGCTCAATCGACACATTCATACTACTTTGGGCTTCAAGCAAATCAGCTTCGGCTGTCTCTAGTAACCCAGTGTCACGTTCAATATTACTGATAAGAGTTTCCATCTTGGGCTTATATTCGTTGCTCAGGCTCACCCAGTCTGTAATTCTACTGTTAAGCACTCCGACAGCTTTGTTATACTCGGTCTGCTGTGCTTCTGTATTCGTTGGTAGCCCCGCAATACGGGCTTTCTCAGCTTCAATAGCGTCAAACTCATCATTAAGTTCAACACGCATCCGCTCATATTCTTCTGCGTCACCTTTACGGCGTAGGCCAATACCATTAACTCGAGTCGCTGCGTCTTCAGTTTTTTGATAGTCGCCAGAGATTTTGTCCAGCGTGTTACCAATGAAGTCGCCAACTTTGGAGTTATCAATCGCTTCCTTAAACTTTGCCCCGCCATACGCGGAAAGAGTAGACTGTAATGCAGCGGCGGCTTGTTCACCTGACCCACCAGAAAGAGCGATAGCAGTTACACGCTGCACCGCAGCAGTGGTGTACGCTAAAGCGGACGGGTCGTCAAAACTTACACCGCCTTTGGACGCTAGATCAGCAACCAGTTCAGTTGTCATCAACCCGCGAGTAACGGCACCTGCCATTAACTCAGGCGTAATCTTTTGTCCTTGGAGCTGGGCGGTAATCCCTGCGGCAACAATATTTGATACGGTATTTGGAATCGGCTTGGTAGTAACTCTACCCGTGTCAGGGTCTTTGACCTGTACCTCGAAGCCCATGGACTCCTGAATTTTACCTATACCTGCTGCTACACCTGCGCTGATACCCCCACGCAAAAAGGCTTCCATTGGGTCTTCGCCGTAGAGAACTGCGCTAATTGCTGACGTTGAGGCTTCACCTACAATCCCGCCAACAAGTTCGCTACCAACTGCTTCGGCAACATAATCACCCGCATAGGAACCAACTTCACCGCCAACCTGACCTGCAACATAAGATACGGCTGTGGCTTTAAGAACGTCGCCTATGTCACCACCATTTGCGGCTACATTTGCCCCATCAATTAGTGGTATAGCCCACGCGTTACCTGTGGCTACTGCGGCTACTTTAGCAATCGTTACAAGAGGATCGTCTAGTAATCCTTGAATAGTGTCTCCAACAAAATCAACAACAGGACTGATAATCTCGTCTGCAACGAAATCAACAACATCGCTTATTGCGTCGCCAACCCATTCAATGGCGTCACCTACTGTGTCAAGTATGTCTTCAGCAACATCAAGAATTACACCCACGTCATACCCCTTTTGCTATCGGCTCTTTGCCAATCCGCATATACACGACAAACTGATTAGGGTCTTTTTTAAGTCTACCTATGCCAATTTCAGTATCCGTACCTCGTGCACGGCGTTGAAACACTTTGAAAGCGTTAAGAAATACAGGCCCAGTAAAAGTAGTCGAGTAGTGCGTAATACCTTTTTCTTGTAGGTATCTAGTGTACTTAAACGCATTTTTTACAAAGTTTAACCCTGTATCTGCATTAAATGCACGCCCCACCATCTTGTGTTTATTCTTTCCAGTCCCTGTATGTCCCATAAACACCGTGTTTCCAACTTGTATGATGTCAGTATTTGGCAAAGTAGTCTCTGCCGCAATCGCGTTCATCACTACGTCGGGGGAGTATTTTACTTGTGGTTGGTTATACACGGATTGTGCGACAATCTCGGGTCCGGGTAAGAGCTTCTCGTTGCTATCAGTAAGATTCATTTCACACCTCCCGCGAAAATAATGCAGCCGAATAAATATTACCCATCCCAGCGGCAAGGCTAAGAATAAGTCCATCGGGTACAGGGGCGTCAGAAGACAGGAACACGGAGTCCTCCTGTGTCCTGTTTAGAATCTTGGGCACAAAGCCAGATTTGATGTCATTAAGCAGCAAACCAGTCTCCAATAATCCGCTGGCACCCATGGTATGTCCGATACGTGGTTTATAGGACGTTGCTACAAACTCGTTAAGGGAGCTTAAAAGTGCCGATTTTTCCGCAGCATTGTTGACTGGCGTGCCAGTTCCATGCGTTTTAACTAACCTTACACTATTTTTGTGGGCTTTGGCTACAAATAATGCACCCTCGATGGCTTTTGTAAAGCCAGACCCGTCATCTCGTTGCCCTAGCGGGTTCGTATTGTCCTCGGCAGAGCTGTATGCGCCCAGAAACTTAGCTATTGGGTCAGCCATACCAGCGTGTTCTTTCTCGAATATAGATATAACTGCCCCCTGCCCAATGTTGAATCCTTGGTTATGCGTATCGAACGCAGAAGGCTGACGCTCTCCTTCGTCTTTATACTGGAGACTAGCCCCTGCTTCCCCAAAAAACTCAAGGACAAGGTTGTTCACACTGTCCTCACCACTAAACACAATAACTCGATCAAACCCGTAGTTTGTCATCAAGTTCTGCATATTCATAAGCACATGTAAGCTAGAAGCACAAGCACTGGCGTCTGTTGACACATGGTCATGTACCCCAAACATACTTGCAATACGCCCTGCATAAATGTTGGTTAGTACGATAAACGGTACTTTTACTTTGTAATGCAGTTCAGCTTCAGGATTCTTATCGTACCGTCCGTTGTTACCCATCCAGCCTTGGTTACCCGCTGCAAAGATAAATCCAGTCTTACCTTGCACAGGATTATTGGTAACATAACTGCGTAGTTCTTCGTCAATCAAACTCTCGAGCAGTATGTGTGGAGGGTACTTTAACCCTGTTTTTGCGCGGCGAAACGTGTCTTGTATGATATGCGCATGTTGAGGAAACGGTATATCGGCTATCAACTTCTTCTCAGTTGTGCACGCGGTTCGGCACTGTGTCATGTAAATCATGCCAAATCCTTCACTAAGTCTTTAATAGTTTCGTAGTCGTCTTCGGGGTCTTTTGTCTTTTTCTCCAACAAAAATGTATGTAACGCACTAATGCTGGATACGGGCCACTCAGCGTCTAGCTCCTCGTCAATACCGTATGCTTCCCCCAAAATTACAAAAACTAACGTAATATCAAGGCTATCCAAGCCCATAGAGTCTTCGCTTATTGCGGTGTCAAGAGATTCGGCAGGGATAAAATCATCAGTGATGACTTTTTGCGCTGCGCCGACAGCGTTAAACAATTCTAAGAAATCAAAGGCCATTTGTCGCTCCTGTTATAGGGTACCCTGATTATACACATTTGAGTACAGGGGACAACCACACACTATAAGTTGCTAACAAATGATACCGCAGCGACAGCAGATGGTAGGCCCGGGTGAGGTGCTGTAGCAGCTTCTGTATGCAAGTTAAGCTGTATGTCGTCAGTCGCCCAGTACATCTCAATGTATTGACCCGCTGTTAGATCAATCGAGAAGTTCCAATGCACAGCTATATCATCATTACCTTTGATAATGTTTTTCTGCCCACCATACGGTTGGTCAGTGCCGTTTTTGTTAATCCACGTCCATAATATAGCGGCTGACGAGTTGTTATGCTCTAACTGCAAGGTCACTTGGAAGTTATAAACACCATCATCAGTAACAGTAATGCGGGTGTTATCTGTTCCGCCAATCGAAACACCGTTACCAATATAGGTATTCTCGAACTCAACGGGATAGCCCGTGTTAGCAAGAGCGGCTGTCTGGTCAACGGTGCTATAAAAGAGACCCCGTGGCATGTACAGGAACTTGCCACCATCGTCGGTGCTGAGCAACGTGTTGAGAGAGTTCACGATACGATTGAAGAATAGCCGCAGAACGTTGCTGTTCTGATCCATATACGGGCGTCTGTATTCTTCAGGGGCCAGTGGCAGAGCAGGCGGCTCTGCTCTCTCAATCTTGTTAGCCATTACCGCCTCCCATCAGGGCGCATGTCTACTCGGGGTGAACCTAGCTGCCACTTAACTCCAAGGTCAGTAGACTCCATTTTAAGTGAAATCTGTCTACCACGAACGCGTGTGTTGACTTGCCCTGTAAACTGCTCAATCGGTACGGTGGCTGTGCGTGTTACTGCACCGCCGTTATTCCCACTCTCCGATAGTGGATTGTTATAGCCAGACCCAGAATTAGCTAAAGGTAATAGGCTCATAGTAGCCGCAGGGCTACTCGCGGTAGAGCCGTCAAACGTCACATCAGGCATAATACGCCAGATAAAGGCAAACCGATCCCCATCATCAAGATCAAACTGCCCTGACGTAATAGTCGCAGTAATCGGTACAGGAGTGCCTGTTTCGTTGTCGTCAGTACCCTGTTCGTGGTTTACCAGATTGTAACTATATGTAGCAGCAAGAGGATAATCACGTAGTCCTGAATCAAGCCATGCGGTACGCATCATGGTGCCATAATACCAAGTTTGCTCAAGATAATTATACACTACATAACGGTCTACATTATCGCTGGTTGAAGAACAGTAGAACCACCAAACTTCGTGGAACGCTTCGTTTGTACCCGCAAATACTTGGTCGTATTGCAAAAGGTTGAAGTCTTCAAACACATACCGTCGCACGTTGCACTGTAATGGTTGGCTACGACCATCATACATATAGAACTTATCTTTACCCATCCAGAACGCCTGTCCGCTGGCAAATGCCACCGCGTTTTGTGAGGCAATCGAAATGTTATCCCCGACTAGCTGAGCACCCCATACAGCGGGTGCGCCCTGATATTGCAACGAATACAGGGAAGAGTTGGTCCAAACGAGCACCTCTTGGCGAGCTTGCTTAGCAGCAACGATCTCAGTCCCTCGAGATAACCTCAAGGAACCCGCTTGGTTTGTTGACGCTGGAGTCCAGTTGGCAGGGTCTTCCTGATCGGACCAGCGAATAAGCATCGGGTCTACTGTAGCTGTACCAACATCGTTAGTACCCATACAGAAAACAAACCGATTGATGTCAGATACGAGAATAAGGTTTTGTGATTCAGGAACGTCAGAAGCACCTGATAACGTGTTAAGATACACTGCTCTACTGGCTACACCATTTGTTGCATCCCAGTAGAAAATATCCCCGCCACGGGGACCGAACACAAGGTCTTCACCAAAGTTAGACTGACTCCAAAGGCGAATTTCTTCGCTAGATACACCACCTGTACCCCAAACACCTGCACCCCATGTGCCGCCGCCCCAACCAGTAAGAGGAACTGCGTAAGGCTCACCAGTACGGATTTGGTACGCGCCAACAACAGCCGCGCCACCATTACCTGTATCAGAGGCATTAGCTAGTACAGCCGCGCCCGTAGTGGGGTCTTTGGCCTCTACTTCGTAATTGTCAGCATCGACAACGACAGTGATTTGATATTCCTGATTAAGGACACCAGCGGTTATATTGCCCCCAAGAGATACCGCACCGCTAAAAGTAACAAAATCGTTAACCCGAGCGCCGTGGCCTGCATCAGTAACAACGAGCGTAGCATCCCCATTTGTAGCGGCGAACGTGACATCCCCCGCCGCTGTGGTTTCTCTGATTGGTGTGATGTCATTATATCCACCCCCTTGCTCCAGATAAAACTTTAGATGGGTGCCCACTCCGATGAGGTTAATGCTACCCAGTGTTACCCAATTCCACAGGGATCGGCACACCCCTAGAAAAGTAGTGCCAGATATTTGGTTCCAGCCCCCGATCTTCTCAGGAAACCCCTGCCTAAAACGCACTTTGTCGCACTCGTACCAACCACCTTCGTTGGTGTAGCGTGTTACTTCGCGGTTAATTCCGGGTTTGAATATAAGTTTTTTCAGGGGCATGGGATCACCTACATAGTTTCACCAAAGACTGGTGGAAGTGTTGTGACCTCAATGGACACGCTTTGTTTTAAATTTAGCGTTTCACCGCAATCAGAGCAAGTATCTGCTTCAAGTTCGGCTTCATCAAGGTCATATCCACAGTTATGACAAACAACTTCTATTGTATGTGTAGGTTCATCTACACCACCTACGTTCCTTGCCTGTATTGTTTTTCTCATAGTTACACCATCAATTCAAAATGTGGGGCATCAATAAACGGACGCTTACCTTGAGCGCGACGAAGGTCGGTATAAGACATCATTGCGTCCTCCATCGAGCCTTCCCAGTTAGCTATGTTATATGGGTAGGGGTGCCCCTCGACTGCCCATGAAGCCCCCCAACATATTTTTACGTCAGCAGCTTGCGCCCCTTCTTTCATAGCGTCTGCGATCTCATCATAAAGTTTTAACTCCCAACGATCCCCCGAACAGTATGCCATCAAATCAACAGCTTGACCGTCGATATGTTTGGATTTCATAGTTTTGGACGCGCCTTTATCTACAAGTTCGCGTTGCTCTTCGATAGTTCGTAGCCCGCAAATCACTGAAAAGTCTTGTTTTGTCACGGTAATAGCGTACTTAACTACGGCGACTAACCGTTCATCAACACCCTCCAACTTTGCTAAACTGCCTTTTCCTAACTTATAAGCCATTAGAAGCCCTTTCTATGTTGAATCTTAGGTTCTCGTGGTCGGGATAGTGCACAACAACTGGCCCTTCAGGGCACTCATAATTGATAGTGGCAAGCAGCGTAGCTTCTCCTAGTGCTACGCGATCATAGTGCCCTTCACGTACATACATGTTAAAACCAAACTTATCGACCTTATCGTTTGCAGGCCCAGAAAACTTAGTCACGCTAGGGGTAGCAGGATGCACAACGTATTCGCTGTCACGAATCTCTAGGGTGAACCCTACCACATCACAATCATTACGTATCTTTTCCCGTGCCACAATTACACGAAATGGGCCATTCACAGGCCCATCTGATATTTCAAAGTGTTCTGGTGCCCATTCAAGGATAGGCTTATCAAACAAACCAATTTTATCGGACAGGGTATAACCCCCACCGACTAATGCAAGGGTAGCAGTTACAGCACCAATGCCTTTGGTTATGTTGTCCAAATCCACTATTTTGTGACCCCTTTATACTTCTCGAACGTGCGTAATGAGCCAAGCCCTAAAAGTCCACCAAGGACAGTCATAAGAGACGCCATATCGAACTCGGGAAGAGTGGGGATACTCCAGCCCATAAGCGCAACAAGGAACACAAGCAGGGGCTGAATAACAAAATGGTAGCCAAACGCCACACCGCACACCCATCCAATGAAGGGTCGCCACCCGCCCTTGAATATGCTTCCTGAAGCCGCTTCGGCCTTATTTACTTCGATTTGAGCAAGTGCAAGTTCCTGCGCCTGCTTCTCAGCCATGGTCGCAATCTCATGCGCCAACTGAGCTTTTTGATCTTTGTCCTCTACAAACTTATCCAGCAAGCCAGTAACAGGACCAATGAGTGCTTGTAGCATTGTAACCTCCACTAATACTACCTACCTCACCTTAATAGATTACTGCATGTTTTGCAAAGATTACTTACGGCTCATCCACGCAGACATCCCCATGTAAGCGCCAACTATGCCAGCAGCACTTAGAAAGAAGAGGTCAGAAATACCTGAAAGAGCTTCAACACGCTCTATCGGCACAAAAAACATCGCAAGTGTGAACGCTCCCATTGCAATGAGTGTAGCGGTTGCCATCCGACGCTGTGCCCGCATCTTTCGCAATTCCGCTTCTTCCTCTTTGATTTGGCGTGCGGCTTCAAGTTCTTGGTCAGTAATTGTACCATCTCCGTCCAAATCATACTCAGCATAGCTAGTGTCCCGTTGAAACTTCTTTGTCGCCATCCTTACTCCTTTTTACCATAGAAAGACAAATCTGCTTGTTAGTAGACATGATGACAATTTTGCCGTCTTCGTCGTAAACTATGTAATGGATAAGCCCTTTACGCCGCTTTCCTTCTTCTAATCTATAAACCACCGTCTCTTAGAAACTTTACCCACACTATTAACCCTATACACCCACCGATACATACGACCCCTGCAACGCCCCACGCCACATATTCCCACAGTTTTTCTATGTCTTTCTTACGTTGAGCCTCTGCTTCGCGTCGTTCTCGGCGTGCTTCAGCCAGATAACGCACCCAGTCATCGTGTAATCCGGGCCGTCCATAGAGTCTCATCATAGAGGTGAGTTCTTTTTCGGCCTCACGAATACGTTCGAGAGCCATAAACTCTTCAAAATCATTGGAATCTTTGCCAGCTATTGAGGACCAAATGCTTCTTTTTTGCTTCTCGTGCCTGCGGTTGAGGTCTTCCTTGGCACCTACCATCTTAGCGATAGCGCCCATTGCTCCAGACAAATCTCGTCCGTTAGCAACGAATTGCTTTACTACGGCAAAGCCAGCATTGAACGCGGCAAGTTCTGCGAGCATGAAAACCCTCAAATAAAGTTAACTGTCGCAGCACTATGGCGTGTTTATCTTATACCATAAGAAGTTATTATGTGTACAGTTATTATTTTTTACCGGATGGTGCGTAATAATGCGGAGGGCAGTACGCGTCAGGATCGACAACGTAACGCTTACGTTTGTACTCGCGCTCGCGGCGCGACCATTTAGGATCAACGTAATAGCATACTTTGACAAACGTGTTTACACCCCCAAGCCAAAGGTGGGTATGCGTGACAAGGATGAGGACGTAAAGCGTCAACCCATCTTTGTTAGAATCGCTACAAGCATAGCGATGATGGTACCAGCCGCACCGATCAAAATAGCTTCTAAACGCTTGATCCGAGTGAACACTTCTTTGAATTGAATGTGCACTTCGGTCTCCAGTTTAGTTACTCTTGGCTCTAAATCGTCTATACGACGATGGGCATCTTGAACGGTGCGACTCATGTTTCATTTACTCTGCTGCTGTCTGAGCATCTTCTGGAGTATTTTCCAGAGATTGTTTCAACATATCAATGAAGAACTTACGACCACCTTCTAGCTGGGTTGTATTAAACCGTGCTGATTGCAGCTTGCGATCCAAGTCTGCAACGTGGTTCACCATTTCCTGCTGTTCGGCAGTCATGTCTTCGTAAGTGTATTCTTTATCGTCGATCACGATAGGCGTTGTTTTTTTCTCAGCCATTTGTGTATCTCCTAAATTAAGGGTTTGAGGTTGCCCAAGGGGCGGTTTCTACGGCTGTTGGCGGGTTGATTTGTTTCGCAATATTGCGATCATGTC